TACGCAAAGGTGTCAAGAATGATGGGGTTTTTTTAGCACAAGCGGCTACCCCCCCTGTCTTTCCTGGCAATATCTCCCCGATGCAGTCCGAACCAATGCTGGACAGTCCTTTTAAGACCCGACCTAGTCCGAGTCAATGACAGATAAGCCCAAAAGATCCAAAGCCCTACGAGGGGCAACTAAACCGAGGCTTCACAGTCCACTTCTAAAGGGCGAAAACAAGCTGCAAGATGTCAAGGATTTATGCGAGATTGTAAAAATGCCTTTAATGCCTTGGCAGGAGTTTGTGCTTAAAGATATGCTCACGATAGACAAAAAGGGCAACTGGATTCGCAAAACTAACCTGATCTTGGTAGCCAGGCAGAATGGCAAGACCCACTTGGCGCGAATGCTGATTCTTGCTCATTTGATCAAGTGGAATACCAATGTCTTGATCATGTCCTCAAATCGAAGCATGGCTTTAGACACCTTTAGGCAAGTTACTTCCTTATTGGAAACTAACGACCATTTCAAAGGATTCGTCAAGCAGATCCGACACGCCAATGGCACTGAGTCGATCGAGATGCTCTCTGGGGCAAGGCTTGATGTCGTAGCAGCTACTAGAGATGGCTCTCGCGGAAGATCTGTCAATGGATTGCTATACATCGATGAAGTTCGCGAGATTACCGAAGACGGATTTCGAGCAGCGACTCCAACAACTAGAGCGCACCCTAATTCTCACACTTTGTTAACTTCTAATGCCGGTGATGCTTTTAGCACTGTGCTTAATGACCTTAGAGAACGCGCCATCGACTATCCGCCAAAGTCTTTTGGATTTTATGAGTATTCAGCACCTCAGTATTGCAAAATCACTGATCGAAGTGCCTGGGCTCAAGCTAATCCATCTTTAGGTTACACAATTACGGAAGAAGCACTTGAAGAAGCAATCGCGACAAGCCCAATAGAAAACACGAGGACTGAATTATTGTGTTCGTGGATTGACAGTCTGTCCAGCCCCTGGCCTCATGGTGTACTTGAAGAAACTTCAGATAACACACTAGAAATGGCTGCTGGGGCTTATACTGTGTTTGGTTTCGATGTCAGTCCGTCAAGGCGGAACGGATCACTGGTCGCAGGACAATTACTCCCTGATGGGCGGATTGGCATCGGAATCTTAGAAACTTACAGCTCACAAGTGGCCATCGATGAACTTAAGATGGCAGCATCAATTAAAGCCTGGTGCGACATCTACAAGCCGCGCTTAGTCTGCTTTGATAAGTACGCAACCCAGACAATTGCAGATCGATTGAGCAACGCTGGAGTTATAACCGAGGACATCTCAGGCCAGCAGTTTTACAAGGCCTGTGGCGATCTTCTTGAAGGTTTGGTTAATCATCGAGTAGTCCACAATGGGCAAGCAGAGTTAATCCAGCAGATGAACAACTGTGCAGCTAAAGTCAACGATTCTGCGTGGCGTATTATTAAGCGAAAGTCTGCTGGAGATATTTCAGCCCCAATTGGCTTGGCAATGGTCGTAAGCAAGTTAATGATCCCTGAACCTAAGCCAGCAATTTATAGTTAGACACGCTTTATCATATTGTCTAATTTCTTGACAAATGCTACAATTCTAGTCTATGGGTATCTTTCAGCGTAAGCCTCAGATTATAGAAGCGCAAAACGCACCGCAAGTTATGTCAGAGTCTTATTTGACTTATGGCAATTACTTCCCAGTCTTGGTCACTCGCGCACAAGCTCTGCAAGTGCCATCAATTAAAAGATGCCGTGATCTGATCTGTGGCACTATTGCAAGCATTCCCTTGGAGTATTACAAAAAGTCCACAGGTGAAATGATTGCCCCACCTCGATGGGTAGAACAACCCTCTAAAGCTCAACCTAGATTTGAAACACTATTTTTTACGCTTGACTCGTTATTTCATCATGGGGTTGCATACTGGGTTATAACTGAAACTTATCTTGAAGACAACAGAATGGCCAATGCAGACTGGGTTGCTAACAATCGAGTTACATTCAACACAGATGCAAATAACAATTTTGTAACACAATACTTTTTAGATGGTAAGCCAATACCAATGTCCGGTCTTGGCTCGTTAATAACGTTTCAAAAAGATGAAGGCATTCTTGCAGTTGGTGGATCAACAATTAAAGCCGCACTCGATGCACAACGCGCAGCAAGTGTTGCTCTTGAAACTCCGTCAGCGACTGGTTTCCTAAAAAATTCTGGTGCGGATCTTCCACCTGCTGAAGTTTCTGGATTACTAGCTGCTTGGAAGCGCGCTCGCCAAAATAATGGCACTGCTTATTTGACTTCAACTCTTGATTACAAAGTTACTGGCTTTAGTCCTAAAGATATGGCTTACCAGGACGCGATTCAAGGATTAGCAACTGAATGTGCCAGATTGTGTTCTGTTGATCCATATTATGTTTCTGCTTCAATGAATACAACAATGACTTATGCAAATGTCCAAGATGAACGCAAACAAATGGTTGCATTTACTTTGCAACCTTATGTTTCTGCCATTGAGTCAAGACTCAGCATGGACGATGTATCCACTGCCGGTCATTATGTAAAATTTAGTTTAGACGATTCATTCTTGCGCACAGAGCCAATGGAAAGATTATTAGTGCTAGAAAAGATGCTGGCACTTGGTTTAATTACAACCGAACAAGCAATGCAAATGGAAGACCTATCACCTAACGGGAATGGCAGCTAATGGAAACTTTATATATTGAAGCATCATCAATTGAATGCTCAGAAGAGCGTCGCGAAATTTCAGGCAAGATTGTGCCACTAGGTACAGGCGAAGTAGGCCACACTAATTTGGGCGCATATACTTTTGCTGCTAACTCAATCGATATTGCAGATCCTTCAAAGATTAAATTGCTATCACAGCACGATCTTAAAAAGCCTATTGGTCGCATGACTGCTGCTGAAACTCGTGCAGATGGTATTTATGCAACATTCAAGTTAAGCCGTTCATCAGGCGGTAATGACGCTTTGATCATGGCTCAAGAAGGACTTGTAACTGGTTTAAGTATTGGTGCAGAGATTCTTGCATCACAACCGTCAAAAGATGGACACACAGTTGTTTCATCAGCAAGACTCAAAGAAGTTTCTTTAGTAACTGTTCCGGCATTCGCCTCAAGTCAGATATTAGAGATCGCGGCAGAGGAAACAATCCCTGTCGAAGAAACCCCACAAACAGAAAGCGAGACAGTCGTGGAAGACACAACAGTCGAAGCAACACCGGTAGAAGCTGCGGCTGTGGAAGCTGCTCGCCCTACAATTACAGCAATGGCGTACACAACACCGCGCCTCAATCTAAACATCACAGCTGGGCAATACGCAAAGGCTCAACTTAACGCATCACGCGGCGACGCAGATGCTCGCGAACTAATGGCAGCTCTACAAGTTGCAACAGTCGCAGAAAACACAGGTATGGTTCCGCCAACATACTTAAAAGATGTAATCGGCATTATTGATTCATCACGCCCGTTCATTGATTCAATCGAGCGCGCTGCACTCCCAGCAAGTGGAATGAAGATCTTTACTCCTAAGTTGGGAACCCAGGCACAAGTTGCTTTGACAGCAGAAGGTGCAGAGTTTGGATCAACTGACACAACAGTTACCTTCCAAGAAGATGATGTAGTTAAGTTTGCAGGCGCTGGAAAACTAGATTTAGAATTAGTAGATCGCAGCGACCCATCTTTCCTAGATCTTTATCTTCGCGAATTGGCCGCAAGCTACGCACAGAAGACAGATGCATACGCATCAAAGATTGCAGCAGATGGATCAGCAGATTCATCTTCATCAACAATCTACAAGGCAATCGCTAAGTCAATTGCTGATTCATACGCAATCATGCGCCAGACACCTAACAACCTATTGGTTGCAACATCAGGCGGAAACGATGATGTGGACTTCGCTGGTCTTCTTGGCGCAGTCGATACAACAGGTCGCCCTCTATACGCAGCTGCTGCAAGCCAAAACGCAAACGGCTTGATCACACAAGGTTCAACAAACGGCACAGTCGCAGGACTTAACCTTGTTGTAGATCCTAACTACGCAGGTGGCACATCAGCCATAAAGGTTGGACTTGTTTACCCAACAATGGCAATGCGATTCCACGAATCCGGCACACTTCAGATTCGTGCCAATGTCGTTGCAAATGGTCAACTTGAAATCGGTATCTACGGATATGTTGCAGTAGTTAATCGCTACCCAACAGCATTCCGCGCCGTACAAGTTGCATAATCTAGCAACAAACTAAGTCGCTGAGAGGGGGCATAGCCCTTGCCCCCTCTTGGTCTTTAGAAAGGAATTGGAATGGCACTCTGCACAGTAGCTGAACTAAAAGCAACGCTTGGCGTTGGCTCGCTGTACCCAGATGCAACAATCCAAGAAGTCTGCGATGCAGCAGATGCAGTGCTACTTCCAATGCTTTGGACTCCAACTTATTTTGCCTCAGCACACGGAAACATTGTTGGTTCAGGAACTCTTTATTTCGATGATCCTGTCAACGAAATCTTTTATGTTGGTCAAACTGTAACAATTACAAATTGTGGTAGTAATTACAATGGAAGCAAAGTTTTAACAGCCGTTGGCGATTACTCGATTACAATGAATACCGCGCATGCAACAGCGCAACCTAAGCATGCTATTGCGCCTTATGGCTCAGTTGCTTCAAGAACTTACACAGACTGGACAGCCGACATGGCTATTCAAAATGCCGCTTTGATGATAGCTGTTGAGATCTGGCAAGCAAGAACCAGCACTTTGACTGGTTCTAACTCCGTAGATTTCCAGCCCTCACCTTACCGAATGAGCGCACAGCTTCTCGCTAAGGTCAGAGGATTAATCGCACACGCGCTAGACCCTCGCTCAATGGTGGGCTAATGCCAGCAGCGATTACTACCCTTCGAACTACACTTGCAACTGCCCTAGTTGACAACACACTTTGGCAGACTTTTGCATTTCCGCCCTCAGTAGTTCTTGCCAATTCAGTTATCGTAACCCCGGACGATCCTTACCTCGCGCCAAGCAATAATGCGCGTAACACAGTCAGCCCACTGGCTAATTTTAAGATTATTATTACAGTGCCTTTATTCGATAACGAAGGCAATCTAAACGGCATTGAAACTAACTTGGTTAGAGTGTTTAACTTATTAGCTGCTAGTTCTTTGACGTATAATGTAGGCAGTGTATCTGCCCCAAGTGTTCTCAACGCTGCATCAGGTGATCTGCTCAGCTGCGAGATGTCCGTATCAATCCTAACAAGTTGGAGTTAACATGTCAGACCTAACACCAGAGGATCTAGCCTTCTTGAAGAAGATTGGTCAGATCACCGATGCATCAGCAAAGCCAGTAACTACTAAAAAGGAAGAAGAATAATCATGGCAATTTTTCTAAATAACAAAGTTGGTCTAAAGATTGCCACTATCAATCTTTCAGATCACGTCACTGCGTTCACACTTAACCGTCAAGCAGACCAGATCGAAGTTACTGCTATGGGCGACACAGCTCACAAGTTTGTTACCGGTCTTTCAGCAGACACACTTACAATTTCATTCTTGAACGACACAGCAGCATCAAACGTTCTAGCAACACTTCAAGCTGCTTATGGCACAACTGTTGCATGGCAAGCGATTCAGATGTCAGATGTCGCAATATCAGCAACTAACTTGCTTTACTCAGGCACAATCTTGGTTGATAACCTAACAGACATCAACGGCGCAGTCGGCGATGAAGGTATGCTAGACCTAACATTTACCTGCAACAGCAAGACAACAACTGCTTCAACTGGTACTTGGGCATAATCTAACTACTAAAGAAAAGGGCTAAAAGAATGGCAAAGCTAAAGATCACAAGGGCAGATGGCTCTGTATCTGAACATCAGATAACCCCATCGATCGAATACGCATTTGAGGTTTACGCCAAGAAAGGCTTTCACAAGGCCTTCCGTGACGATGAAAAACAGAGCGATGTGTATTGGCTGGCTTGGGAGTGCATTCGCCGTAGCGGCGAGACTGTCAAGATGTTTGGTGCGGAGTTCCTGGACACACTCCAAAAAGTGGAAGTCCTAGATGATGACCCGGAATTATAGGGCGTGACTCTTTCACTTACTTGATCGCGAGATTAAGTCTGGAGACACAGATCGCGCCTAATGACTTACTTGAACTAGATTCGAGAATGTTTAAGGCTTTATTACAGGCTATGAAAGATCGAAATAAGGAGATGAAAGATGCCAGTCGCAGTAAAGGGCGCAGTCGCACTTCGTAAATCCTTACGTCAATTCACACCTGATCTAGCCAAGCAATTACCTAAAGAAATGGCAATAGCCCTTAAGCCCGTCGTCAAGGCGGCTAGGGGCTATGCGCCTTCTGAAAGTCAAACATTAAGTAATTGGAAACCAAGAGCATTTAACGAGGGCAGATTTCCAACCTATAACGCTTCTTTGGTTAAACGTGGTATTGGTTACAAGACATCTCCATCAAAGCCAGATCGTAGAGGGTTTAGATCTTTAGCGCGTTTGTTCAACAGAAGCGCAGCTGGTGCCATTTATGAAATTGCTGGTCGAGTTAATCCTGACAGTGTTTTTGTTAAAAACATTAGAGGAAAATACGGTTCTGTCATGAAAGGCAGAAATGAAATGCAAGGCCGCGTTCTATATCGCGCCTATGAAGAAGATCGTGGCAAGGCTCAGGATGGAGTAATTAAAGCCATTGAAAAGGTCACCATGAAATTGAATAAGAGAGCGACGGTGCGCGGATAATGGCCAATGTAATTATTGATGTCGCAGCTGAGTTCACCGGCAAGAAGGCCTTCAAAGATGCTGGAAATGCAACTTCGACGCTTGAAAAAAGTGTCAAGACTTTAGGCAAGACTATTGGTCTTACTTTTAGTGCTAAGGCCATTGTAGATTTCAGCAAAGCTTCTGTTAAAGCATTTGCCGAAGATGATCGAGCAATAAGATTGCTCAGGGTAAACCTAAAGAACTTAGGCTTGGCATATCAATCTACAAATGCGGATAGTTTCATTGCAAAAATGGAACGGCAAGCCAATATATCTGATGATCTTTTAAGACCAGCTTATGCGCAACTCGCCAAGGTAACTTTATCAACCACAAAAACTCAAGACTTAATGGCTTTGGCTTTTGACGTATCAGCTGCTAATGGTGTTGATTTTGCTACTACTATTGATATTCTTTCTAATGCTTACGTAGGAAATTACAAAGGATTAAAACAACTTTACACAGGCCTTACTCAAGCGCAGTTAGCAACTAAATCTTTTGAAGAGATTCAGGCAATACTTACCCAACAAAGCAAAGGTGCTGGCAAAGTATCCATAGATACTTACGCTGGATCTGTTGATAAATTAAGTATTGCGGCTGATAACGCTAAAGAAGCAATCGGTAGAGGTTTGATTGATCTTTTTGCTGATCTTGCTGGCAATGGCGACATTAACCAAGCCACTTCAAATATAGATACATTATCTAATGCGTTAGGTCAATTACTGGCAGATGCAAACAAGTTAAACTTGCTAGATTATATTGGAGTATTATTTACTGGAAGCATTACCCAGGAAAGCTTTGATAAAATAAAGAAAAGAGCCTCAGCGCGTAGATTCTTTACAGGTGGATCTGGTGCTTCTAATGAATTATTGACAGCAAGAAAAGCTGCTGCCGCAGAAGCCGCTAGATTAAAAGCGCAGAAAGCCGCTGCTGCCGCAAAGATTGCCGCTGATAAAAAGGCTGCCGCTAACAAAGCAATACTTGCCAAGGCTGAATCGATCTTTAACCTTGATCAGATCCAGATTGAAGCAGCTCTTAAAGGCAAGATCTCAGCTGATGAAAAGTTACGGCTAGAATTACAGCGAGCCATTCTCAATGAAGATTTTAGCCTAGCCGAGAAGTTACAGAAGCAATTAGAAGCCTCACAGCGAGCCACAGCAGCCTTACA